GTCTCCTGCATCATCGTAGTAGTAAGCTTCTTCATCGCCGGTCTCCTTGTCTCCCGCGCTTCAAGCGCGTCGATAACTGGGAGCTTAACGCATCCCGCTGGAGATCGGCCTTCTCATCCCATCTGTTAGCACCAATTGAGGCCTGCTTCCGGATCGAGCGTCACTAGCTTATTGGCCAGCAAAAAAAAGAACCATCAGAAATGTCGTTGAGATGGTTGTTCCGTCAGCCCGCCTTATGGCGATTGGGGAACGGCCAATGCTCTTCGTTTATCCACTGGCGGCGTAGACGCTGAATCAGAAGGAGACGTATCTATGCCCTTGATCTCATCCTCGCTCGCAACAGGGGCCGAAACGCCGGAGGGCCGAATGTAAACCTACGGCACACTCACAGATGTAGAAAGATGGATCACTGAAGACTACGAAATCTCCCCACAGGTTCGGGATACGTTTCTTGAACAGGTAAAACTAGGGTCAACGTCACAAGGTTTCTTCTTCAACACTTCCCCTAAGACCAGAACAGTTACGCACTGAACGCAAGAAGCCCTGCTGCTCTCGGTAGTTCGAGAACAACAGGGCTTTACCTCTGGGACATCTTAACCTACTGAGAGTTTTTTTCCTAGAAGACTCCAGAGGAATCGTGAGGTTTTCATCAGGAACCTTCACTTGCCAAATAAGAGGTTTGTACCCGTCCTTTGTGACTCGAACGTGAACTAGGCTGTCCACACCGATCGAATCGCTTCGCAACGAAATTGTGAAAACCCCATTATTGTCGGAAAGAGAGCCATCGTTACTCTCCGTGACGTATACCTGCGCTTGACCAATGCTCAAATTATTATCTGAATCAATTACAATTCCCGAAATAGGTATTGGCTTTTTGGGCAGCGCGACTATTTCATGGGTCGATTGCGTTTTCGCATCATGTAAAGCGTAGGCGTATAGAGCAACGCCAAAGAACATCAACGCAAAAATCGTTACCTTAGCTTTTTCTCCAGCGTTACGAAAGAAGTAGTAAGCGAGCGCACCGAGAGTCAGGATCATCAGAGCCAAAATACCTAGAGGACTTTGCGACGCAGCTTTGATAACGCCAGAAATGTCACTGAGATGGGCCAGCGGATCAAGCAAAATGAATGCGCTTAGCAAGGCACTCTCCTTAGTCTTTAAGTTGTAGCTAGATGGCCTCTTGTATCGTCATCCAATTTACTCCGAAATCGATTGACCAGTGCGTTGGGCAAAGTCCCTGCAAACGAACCGAACGCTATGGTAGTGATCTTCTAACGAATAATTGAGAGTATTCAAGAAGTCTAATATGTGATTCAAATCGGAACACATCTCGGCTCCATTTGCAGACAGGCCCGAATCGATCTCCGATAACTTCTGAACGCTCAACTGTGGATCGGAACGTTGCGCATAGAGTGTCGTCCATGTTTTATAGTGACTTGTCATGGACTCTTCTAACGCTAAGATGAGCTGCTGACTGTCTGGAGGTAATTTAGCCAAATCCGCATAGGTGATTGATGTCAAAAAAGGGCCACCCTGGGCAGCTCGACCAGAGCTACTGAAGACGATATCACCGCCCTGCTGCTGGGCCGTAATGTTAAACGTACCGGAGCCGGTAAATGTGCGCAGTCCTGGTTGTAGAGCGTTCATGGGGCGATAGAAGTCGTCCACATGATTCAATGCCCGTGTGATCGCTGTGGAGACATCAACCAGATTGGGCGGAGTATCCGGAGTTAAGGTTATGTTTAACGAATTTTGAATGGGCAGATGGACGTCCTTAAGAACCGCCTTGTAACCGCTTCTTTGGATATGGATAGTTACATCTTGCCCGGCACTCATCACCACATTCAGACGGTAGAACCCGTCAGATCTGGAAATCGCTGGATTCTGCGATTGTGCTCCTGCCGTAATCGTGCATAATGGAATCGCTCTACCCTTCGGATCACTAATTGTTCTCCAAACGAAAGTTTGTGCCGACAGAGGAGCGGTCTTCGACAGAAATACTGTGAACACCGACACCAAAACAATCGCTAGCCACCTCGTCCCACAACCAGCCATCGCGACCTTCTTTCTAGCAAATATGATGGCTATCGTATACGACCCTAACTAATAAAACCATTTCTAAACGAGGGCCTTTCGACCCTCGTTTTCTGGCCCGTTTTGACGGTTACGAGTGTTGAGTTAGATTGATGAGGGGATGTGTGCCTGCATCAGTAATAAAGCAAGAGTTACGATGATAGCCAATGAAGCCAACTTCTCCCGTATCTGCATACCGCTCATTCAGTCGCAGGATGGAAACATCGCCAGCGGTACGGAGTACGTATGAATCCGTCAGTGAGCCGAACTGGACAGCACCAACGACTCCAGCTGCAACGTTGGGATGATACTGACTGATGACCACAGGACGACCTAGAATCGTGTCCAGAGTGTCAGTATTCACGGATGGCACGAACAGCGGACGTCCAAACGAGTCGAGCACACCCAAGAGCAGGCCACGGCTCACCGAGTTCATGACCCATGAAGCTGTCGCCACGTATGCAGGATCGAGCTTGCTGTAAAGGCCAACGAAATCTTCATAACCGAGTGCAGTAGGAGCAGCAGAAGTGACGCCAGCAGTTGCGCCAGTGATGATGGACTGGAAATTGCCACTGCCGCTGCCAGTAACGATCAGGTTGGATAGACCACGCGCAATACGCTTACCGAAGGCAGTACGAATCCAGCTGTCCAGGTCGAAATAGCTGTCCTCAAGTTCTGCGAGACTGATCTTGATAAGGCCAGTTGAGAGGAAATCGACATTGTTGATGAACCCGGTGAACGTCGGATCAGCTTCAGTGACAGCGACAGCTTCACCAATGACGGTAGAAACCTGAGCCACATCATTCACCTCTGCTACTTTGAGCGGTTCACCGTTGCGGGTTTTCTTCTGTCCCACAGCAACAGTCAGCTGTCCCCACGCCTTCTGAGCTTCGATGATGGTTCCCATGAAGTCCTGAGCGATCACCACACCTGTATTCGCGGTGGTAAGGTCACGCTGCTCACGGAGCACATTGGTGTCACGCTTGCCATATTTCAGATAGTCGGTGAAAGCAGCTTTCTCCGCTGCACGAGTCTCATCAGCAGCAGTTGTGCCTTCACCAGGCTGCGAACGTGGAGGACGACCAGCAGAACGCTGCTCAGACTGATCCTTTGCAATGCGCTCCTCAAGAGCAATCTGTTCATCAATCAGGTCTACGTCTGCAACCATTGCAGCAGACTGTGCTCGATCTTCCTTGGTGACATCCTTCTTCGTGACAAGCTTCTGAGCATCGAGCAGGAGTTTAGTGCGCTGTTCTTTGAGTTCTTTGATCTTGGACATGATGTGTTGCCTTTCGTAGGTAGGGCACAGGACAGCCACACACCGCGCACGGCGGGTCTGGGTCCAGGCAGTAAGGACTTAGTAGGTAGCTGGGTTATCGCCGTTGGGCGAGTGCAATACGTGTGGTCAGTCGCCACAGGTCCAAAAACCTTGCAGACTCATCACCATGTTGGCAGTTAGGATCGTCACAGTCAGGGTTGCTGCAATCAGCGCAGTCACCTGCTAGACACTCAGGACAATCACAGTCGCAATCGCCATCGAGAGAACGAGTGAGCAGTGATCGCAGTTCGTGAGGACAGCTACGGATACTCACATCGGTTTGAGGATATGCAGGACTGCTGCAAATGCTGATTTCGAAAACATCAATCTGCTGTAGAGTTCGTAGCAAAGTTCCGTTTTCATTAGTCCAAGCGTCTTTGTTGGTTCGGAAACCAAAAGAACAGCCTCGGATATCGCCTCTTTCTACTGATACGGCCAAATCATTTGCATAACTCGAACGAGGATCTAAGGAACAGCTGAAGGCCACACCAAGGGCGTCAGTGGATAACTTCAGAGTTCCTGAAGAGGAGCGGGCAATCACGTTTGACGAGTTATGGTTGTTCAGACACAAAATGTCTTGAGAGTTCAACGTCGCGGATACTGCTTTAGGGTCCACAACCTCCACAAACCCACCCAAATCAAGACTGCGCACTCCGAACCTGATTGCATACCCTGAAAGGGTTCGTGTGCCATCTGATGCCGGGGTAGATATCCGTAGCTCATGAGCAGGCAGATACCTAAGTTCAGTTTTAGTTTTCATCTTTCACAACCATTTCTGTGATTGCAGAAGGATCGAGTGGATCTAAAAGCCGTCCTACATTCTGCATATTCACTTGCACCATCCGAACATCGTCAGCAGCATCAGCACTAGCAGGCAGTCCTAAGATCCTCCGCCCATCATTTGCGCTGAGCACACCCCACTGTCTGCCACATGCAATCAGGCTTACCTGAGCCGCCGTGTCACCACGCTGTCTCTCTGATAGGTCGAATTGAACAGTTAGTGTGCTGCCTTTGCCAGGATCACGAGGCATAAGCTTTTTCACTACTTCTGCCTCAATACGAGAGAGGATGGGTCGCAGCGTGTCAGTAATGAAGGCTAGATTCATCTGTTCAACGTTGCTATTGGAAAGCTTCTGCTCAGAGCCAACCATGTGTACCGGCACCCTGAAGATGGCGCAGATGTCAGAACGTTGATGTACTCGGGTCTCTAAAAACTGTCCCTCTTCAGGCGTAATGCTCAGAACCTTTATATCCATGTCTTGATCAAGGATCGCAACACGGTGTTGGTTGCTTCCAGACTGAAGTTCTTCCCAGCCCTGTCGCATCTTTACTTTGTCTTCAGGTTTGTATTTCTGTTTGGCGAGTAATGCCACATTCGGTGTTGCATAATTTGCAAACAGTCTTGATCCAAACTTTTCTGCGGCGGTTGCTAATCCCAACGCACGAGCAGCTTGCATGATTGGACTGAGACCAACAATCCCATCCCACGACATTAGTGGAATGTGGAGCATATTGGCAGCGGGAATGATTCGCCTATTCCCACCTGTTTCGCCGTCCTGAGTCTCGAATGCAAGATCACCACTAGGAAGACGAATAGCTCTGGTCAATCGAGGATTCAACGGCCACAAACCGATTGCAGCACCATCAGTGGTCCTCTCGATTTCGCTGAAGCTGTTACCAGTCAGGCTCAAGTGAAACGTGACTGTCTCCCAGTACATGTAAGCGGTCATTTCAACGTTTGGGGCGATAGCCAGGAGTGAGTACAGGGGGTCAACAACCTCACGTACCAATCCGGTTGATGTCACTCGTAAGAGGCGCAGAGGGAGACTGGCTACCGATTCACTCAACACCCGCACGCATCCGTAGACCGTGCTG